GGAATACGCTTCGATGCCCAAACAGATTATCCAAGACCTCTTCGGCGGCTCCGGTTCAACCCTGATCGCCTGCGAGAAAACGCGCCGCCGTTGCTTCATGATGGAGCTTTCGCCGGCCTACGTCGACGTGATCCGAATTCGCTGGGAACTGGCCACCGGCAAGAAAGCGGTTTTGAGTGTCTAAATACGATCTTTCCAGGCCTGTCGAGATGTCCGTCACGGCCAAGAGCAAACTTCGGATGCGCCGGGCCGGCCCGATCCAGGCGGACCGCCCTCCGAAGCGGATCGATAAGAAAAAGCTGATTGCCATGGCATCCATGAGCCTCACGCAGCGGGAATGCGCGGCGCTCCTCGGCTGCAGCGTCGATACCCTCCAGCGCAATTACAGTGAGGAGTACGAGCTGGGGAAGCTCAAGTGCTCCGCCTCCGTGCGTCGAAAGCAATTTGAGATGGGGATGGCCGGCAACGTTACCGCCCTGATCTGGATGGGGAAAAACCTTTGCGGCCAAAAGGATCGGTTCGAGGCCACCGGCGCCGACGATGGCCCGTTATTCCAGCCCGTCGATCGGGGGGACATCATTGAGAGAATTATTCGACAGGTTGAGGCTCCAGCGGAAACCATCCAATGACCTGCGGGCTCTTTTGGAATCAGTTCCGGATCAAGACCTTGAGGCGCTTTTTTACGATTGGCCCTCCTGGGCGCGGCCGAACCAGACGCTGCCCCTGGGCGAGTGGGCCGTTTGGCTGATCCTGGCCGGCCGCGGATACGGCAAGACGCGCACCGGCGCGGAGACGGTGCGGATCTGGAAACGGCAGGGATATTCCCGCGTCAATTTTGTTGCGCCGACGTCGGATGATCTCCGCGACGTGATGGTGGAGGGCGAGAGTGGAATCTTGGCCATCTGCCCGCGGGGCGAGCGGCCAAAATATCAGGTATCAAAGCGCCGGCTCACCTGGCCGGATGGATCCCGGACGCTACTATTCTCGGCCGAAGAGCCGGACCGGCTCCGCGGCAAACAGCACCAGAAGCTCTGGTGCTTTATTGCCGGGACGATGGTGGCCACGCCGTCGGGACCAGTCTCTATAGAATCCTTGCGTCCCGCAGATATAGTGTTGACTCGACAAGGAAGCAGCGCGGTGGCCTCGGTGTTGGAGCGTGTCGCGGAGGTCGGGAAAGTTACTTTTTCCAATGGCTCAGAATTGATCGGGACAAGCGAGCATCCGGTGTTAACATCTTGTGGATGGACGAGACTCGGCGGGCTATTCATTGGGCAAAACGTCGCGACGGCTACATTCTCGCCTACATTGGCGAGAAAAGGCCCAACGGAAAGAGACGGGCGGTTTATCAGCACCGCTGGGTTTGGGAGCGGGCGCACGGGATTATTTCGCCGAAATGCAAGATTCACCACAGGGACCGGAATAGGTCAAATAACGACATCTGCAACCTCGAATGCCTTACACACCAGCAGCATCAAGCGCTTCACGCTCCGACCCGAAAGAAGCATGGTCTCAGCGAGCGTCGGTACCCGGCGAACTGTTGCAAGTGTGGGAAGGCGCTTATCCTCAAAGCTCGGACGAGGGCGCCTAAATGCGTGGTTTGTCACCGCAGGATCGCGGATGAGAAAAGGAAGGTCGCCAGAATATGTCTTTATTGCGCGGCGCCCTTCCAGTCTCGCAAGGGTGGGTTTTGCAGTCAGCGTTGCGTCAACCTGGGAGCCCGTTGGAAATCAGGCGGTTTACAACCTAGCGGTTGAACGGGATCACGAATTCATCGCCAACGGCATAATTGTTCACAATTGTGATGAGCCTGCCTCTTGGAAATATGCCCAGGAGGCATGGGACCAGGCCATGTTTGGGCTTCGGCTCGGGAACAGTCCCCAGGCGGTCGTGACGACGACGCCGCGGCCGATCAAGCTGATCAAGGCGCTGATAGCGGATTCAAAGAGTGAGAATCCGACCGTGATCGTCACCCGCGGCACGACGTACGAGAACCGGCCCAACCTGGCGCCGGGCTTCTATTCGAAAATCATCACGGCATATGAGGGAACGCGGCTGGGCCGCCAGGAGCTCCTGGCTGAGGTGCTGGATGACAACCCCGGCGCGCTTTTCCACTTGGCACTGATAGAGGCCGCGCGCGTCCGGACGGCGCCGCCGTTGATCCGGATTGTCGTGGCGATCGATCCGGCCGTGAGCGCCAAAGAGGACAGCGACGAGACGGGCATCATCGTGGCCGCGATCGATGGGCGCGAGCCGGTGCATGTGTACGTGCTTGAGGATCTGAGCGGAATCTATACCCCGGATGAGTGGGCGAAGGTGGCGATCACGGCTTACCACCGCTGGCAGGCGGATCGCATCGTTGGTGAGGTGAACAATGGCGGGGACCTGGTGGAGGCCAATCTCCGCACCCAGGACAGCAACGTGTCCTATAAGGCTGTCCATGCAAGTCGAGGCAAGGCGATCCGTGCCGAGCCCGTGAGCGCCATGTATGAGCAGGGGCGCGTCCATCATGTCGGGATGCTGGCCAAACTTGAGGATCAGCAGACGAATTGGGCGCCGGCAACGGATAAGGACTCGCCCGATAGAATGGACGCTCTGGTGTGGGCCGTGACGGAGCTATGTGAAGGAACGAGCGGATGGGCCGGCTGGGCCAAGGGTGAGGCCGAGGGCGCCGCCAAGGCGGGGCATGTGCCGGCGCTGCCTGAGAATCGGATCCTCTTTGACGGATCGAATCGAGATATTTGTTCCTGCGGGTCGAAAGTTTGGATTACTATAGGCGACAAGCAGGTTTGCTTCAAGTGCCGGCTGCCCAGGCCCGGCCAGAACTGAGGAAACCATGGGAACTGAGGAATTCAAACTCCCGAAAATGTGGAAAGTTTACGACCTTGGCGGCGGCCAGATCGTGGCGCTGCCAATTCTTACACGCTGGCCAAAAGGATATGAGCAATCACGGCCACCGTTCGCCACGTGGGAAGGCAAAGCATTCGACGGCGCTGATGCAATCGACCAGGCCGCTGTCTACTGTTTTCTGCACGAGTTTCCCTGGTCCGGGACCACGTCGCCGCGGATTCGCTGGAGGTTGAGATGAAGACGGTCCTGGAATCCAACATCGCTTTTGAAGATGAACTCCTCGAACGCTGCCGGGCTCAGTTTCCCGAGCGCGATGCGGCGGCCACTGTCGACCGCATGCTCTTTCAGCTAGAGTGGGAGCACCGGCGCATCCAGAAGATCGTGCGCGCCATGATCCAGGAGGCGCCCCATGCCCTGTGAGCGGACCGAATGGATGTGCGGGCGGTGCGGCTCAAGCATCTCGTTTGAAGAATGTGAGCATTGTGGAGGCGAAGGCGTGACGTCGCACGACTGCGGCGAGGATTGCTGCTGCTGCCTTGATCCGGAAGACAATGTGGCCTGCGGTGCCTGCGGCGGATCCGGCGCCTTTCCTTTATGTTTGTCTTCACCCGAATGGTGCGAAGGGCATCCACTGCCGGGAAGAGAGGCAACGAAATGCAGCACACCGGAGAGTTTCACCGTACAGGCCCGGATCGAGGCGCTGAACACGGAAGGCGGCGAGCTCTGGGAAGAGCTCAGAGGGGGCGAGTGATGAGCAACGGATATTTGTTGGCGAAGTGCGCGTCCTGCCAGATCGAGGGCATGACGATCGCGGTTTGGGAATTGAAGCCTGGTGCGCGGGGCAATATGGCTCAGTCATTCACTGCTAGTTACCGGCTCTGCCCTGACTGCGCCAGGCGGTGCGAAATACTCAAGGCGATCAAGTTCAGGGCCGAGCCCAGGGCGACCCGAGGCGGTATGCTCCGTGGGTCCGCCTACCTGATCGTTTACGCGAAAACACTTTGGGTGCTTGAGAAGATCCCCGAGGCGAAGGCATCATGAGCTCGGGAATCGTGGCGACTGAGGATCTGAAGGAATGCCCCGGCTGCGGTGCGCCGGCGACGAGGATCGGGGATCGCCAAAGGATATGCAACGGATGTGGGCTTGACTGGATCGTGGTTACGCCTGAGGATGAACTGGAGGCGGAGGCGGAGCGCAAGGTTCGCGGCCGCGAACATGCCGAGGAGCACGGCCGCGGCCGGCCAATCGCAAAGGAGCAACTCAGATGGTAGATAACTGGCATGATGCGACCGCGACCCTGGTGCTCGGGATTGCCTTCGTTGCGGCGATTGTGGGGCTCTTTGTGGCCCTCCGGATCGTGGCATACATCCTGGCCGGCTGGCGCCGCCGTCGCATGGAGCGCGCCGCCTGGCGCGCGCACGTTGACCGCATGGGAGGCCGCTGATGTTGCTTGCCATTGGCACGGGCGCCGGCTGTTTGCTCGTCGGTGTCTTCATCGGATGGAAGATCGGCATGTGGGGCTTCGTTGCGGCCCTTGAGCGCAATCTTACCCCAGACCAGCGCGCGCAGTTGGCGGCGTGGAATATCGCGGGCCACTATCGGGAGGATTACTGTGCAAAAGCCCGGTAAGTTGCAAAAGCCGGTCATCACCGGCGTCCTGCGGAAAGATGCGACATGCCCTCATGGGAACGTGCATCTTACGGGGCCAAAGGGCGTCTGGCGCTGTACGCTTTGCGGCGAGCTGGTGAGCCAGCACTATCCCAAGCCGGGGAGGGGCGTCGATCTATGAGGATCGAAGTCAAACGCGATCCGTGGAGCATCCAGGCGACCTGGAATCCCTTCACCTTTGCTTCGATCGCACCAGGCCCAGGAATTGCTTTCTATCGATGCGTCGGGGATGGGCTGATCTTGAAGGCCCCATGGTGTGAGGCCTTATTCAGTGAGCGCAACGGGTATAGGCTCCCGCTTTTCTCGCTGTTCGGGTTCCGGATCTTCCCGCTGAAAGCCCAGGAGCTGGTCAGAGAAGAGGGCAAATGCTCATTCCCGGTGGTCTGAGGTCACAAATCTTTCTTTCGGTCTGCGCGCTGGTGGCCCTGATGCTGGGCACGTTACTCCGATGGATCGTCCCGGTGATGGCTTGGATCTATCGGCGTTTCCCCTGGCTCATGGTGGCTTATCGGCGCCGGCGGATCAATCCGCGGGAGCTCTGCCTGGCCTGTGGTTTCGCGGGGCGGAAAGACCTTCGATTCGATCCGATAGAAAAGGTTGTGATTATTCAATGCCCGCAATGCCAGGCTTGCTGGTCGCGCGCGCCGCTGGTCAATGCTTCCGTCTGGGCGAAGCCGATCGCGGAGGAGTAAGACTGGTATCATGCCTCTGAGCGGGTTCCGACCCGATTAGGAGAGGGTGATCATGGCCAGTTTCGTGAAATCCGTACAAGAGGCCTTCGCGCCGATGTTCCGGCCGGCCGGCACGCTGATTGAGGGCGTCAACCCATCATCCTGGGCGAGCCCGAATAATCCGATCCGGCCAACCGCCCAGCTTGCCACCGGCGTCCGAACCTGGGATTTCCGCCCCGGGATCAACCTCAATTTCACGCCCCGCGGCGATTCTCCCATCACCTTTCAGCAACTAAACAACGTGGCCAACAGCTTCGACCTTTGCCGGCTGATCATCGAGCGTAGAAAAAACCAGGTTGTCAACCGGCCCTGGGTGATCAGGGTCAAGACCCAGCCCGGCGAGCTCAAGGCCCAGAGGCTCAAGCGGGAGGGTACGACGCCTAACGTGGCGCGCGTCTCAAAGTTGCTCCGCTTCCCGGATGGATACCACCCTTTCGATAAGTGGATCCGAATGTGGCTGGAGGATCTTCTGGTGTATGACGCGCCGGTGATTTCCCCGGTTCAGAACATGCTGGGGGACGTGATGGCTCTCAGAACAATCAGCGGAACAACGATCACGCCGCTGGTCGATCAACAGGGCTTTGTTCCGATGCCGCCGAGCCCGGCCTTTCAGCAGATCATTCTGGGGATCCCCACCTCGAACATGATCGCCGCGGGCTGGCAAAAGACGAAAGACGGAAAGGGATCGGAAAAGGGCTTCGCGGCCGATGCGCTGTTTTACTCGCCGATGAACCCGAGGAATAACAGCCGGTGGGGCTTCGGTCCGATCGAGCAGATGGTCACCACGCTCGCCATTGCTGCCAACCGCCAGACGTTTTTTCGGAGCTATTACACCAGCGGCAACGTCCCCGAGGGCCTCTTGAGTGTCCCGGAGACGTGGGACACGAAACAGATCAAGGAATTCCAAAACTGGTTTGATTCGATCCTGGCCGGCAACTTGCAGCGCAAGCGCCGGATTCTCATTGTTCCGGACACCAAAAAGGGCATCCAGTTTTCAAAGACCGAGGCGCTCACGGATACCACGGACGAGTACCTTATCCGGGTTGTAGCCTTCGCCTTCGGCATTTCGCCATCGAATCTGGTCAAGCAGGTTGGCCACCAGTCAACCAACAAGGAGCAAACCGACACGAGCCAGGAGGAGGGCCTGGAGCCGATTCTGAAGCACATCGAGGTTGAACTGAATCGGGTGATCGAGTTGGGCCTGGGCGCGGAGGACGTAGAGTTTGCCTTCGCCGATGCGCGCGAGGTGGATCCGCTCAAAAAAAGCCAGGTGGACGTCGCTTACATCAATTCGGGAACCTACACCAGGGATGAGATCCGGGAGGCCAATGGAGATGATCCGCTGGGCGTTCCCCAGGGCGCCATACCGGGAATCACCACGGCAACCGGCTTTGTTCCGCTGGATGCGCCGGTCGCCGATCCTAATGCGGATCCGGAGGATGATGGAACGCCGCCAAAGGGGCAGCAGCCACAATCCGGCGCGGCCCGAAACAAGGTTCGGAAGGCGGCCGCCCTCAAGATCGTGGCCGGCGATCTGACGCCGCGGAGCACTCAAGCGCGCCAGGCCATGGATCGCAAGCTGGGCCAATTCCTGAAGAACCAGGGGATGAGGGTCGCCAAGGCGGCACGGGGCGAGTACATCGCTCAGAAGGCGGTCGGCGGCGGAAAGCTTGCCAAGGGCGACGCCGAGGATGATCGGAACAAGGCTCTGGTGATTCTTGCCATGCTGCAATGGCAGTATCCGGATCTTTATGCCGCCGTACTGCCTTACATGGAGGAGGCGGCCGGGCAGGGTGCCGAGGCCGGCGCTTATCAGATGGCAGCCCACCAGGGCGCCAACCTGAATGATGTCCTCGAAGTTTCACTGGGGAAGGCCAAGGCGGCGGCCGCCGATCGCGCGGCGGAGCTGGTGGGCCTCAAGAAAGATGATACCGGCGCGCTGGTGGAGGATCCGGCGGCGCAATGGGCCATGTCGACGACCGCCAAGGCTAACGTCCTGGAAACGATCAAGCAGGCCATCCGAGAGGATTGGAGCCCGGCGGACCTTGAGGCCGGAATCCAACAGCTTGATCTCTTCAGCGAGGATCACGCCGCCATGATCGCGGATAATGAGATCACCCGGCAACAGGCAAGCGGCCATTTACAGAGTTGGCTCTCAAGCGGTAAGGTTCTTGAGTACACCTGGACGGTGGCGGATCTGGGCTGCTGTCCGCTTTGCTTCAGCTTTTCCATGCTGGGCTCGGTTCCCGTGGGTTATGAATTCGCCCCGATGATCTGGGCTCCCGGCGCGCATCCGTTCTGTAGGTGCTGGCTCACGGCATCGAAGTTCAAACCAACTGAGGAGGATTGATTGAGACGCTTTAAGAAGTGGCATCTGTGGGCCATCCTGGCCGGCGTTTTCTTCGTGGTTCTGATCTATACCGCGCAACCGGAAAAGATCATCCAGGCGCTTATAGCATCGGGTCTTTTCCTGGCCGCCGTCGTGGCCGCAACGATCGCGCATGAGGATGGGGAGACCGAGCCGGTTTTTGCCATCTGTGAAAAGTGCGGCGCGGCGCTGCCTCCGGATGAGGCAGAGCGCCACGAGGATTGGCATGAGAGGCTGCGGCGGGCAGTGGATGGGATGAAGGCCCTAACCGATGGCTAGACCCAGAGTTCGCCACAAAGTGATCCTCTGCGCGCTGGATGAGGTCGAGGCAAAGCTGGACGCCAGCGCCCAGGAGTTTGAACTCTTAGGGCAGAGTGCGTATCAGGTGGGCATTGGGTTCGGCGCCAAGGTAAACGTCTTGCTGATCCTCAAGCGGATCGATCCGGAGATCGGAAAATGAAGCTTATTTGCTCGAAGTGTCAAAGCCAGATTGAGATTCCGGCCGTCAGCGATCCCCAGGTGATTAACCGCCCAGGCTTGAGCCTCATTATCATCGAGCACCCTCAGACTGGCTATTGTGCGACCTGCGATATGCGCGTGGCCGCCTACGTGATGGGCGCGCAGGTTTCCATTGTCGGGGCTCATGTGCCGCCGGGTCCGAGCCCGATTCTCATAGCAAAGGAGATGCCCCTTGTCCATGGATGAGTTGGCCAGAATCGAGATGGAGGAAGGTCTTTACGATAAGGTCCCTGTCGGCACCGCCGAGCCGGCGGAGAGCGATGCCTCCATCATGGCGCGCCTGGTCTTTGACTGGGATGGCACGATCAGTACCGACCAGCTTGAGGGCATTCCGGGGGAGCTGATACAGCGGATTACCTCTCCTGGGTTCGTGGCCATGGCCAAGGCCCAGATAGCGAAGGCGCGCGGGATACAGAAGACCGGGCGGCGTGAAATGAAGCGGCCGCCGGTAATGCTTTACACAAATAAAGGCGGCCCCAACCGAAAGCAAAGGCGCATCCTGGCGGCCGGGCTCAAATAGCCCTGTGCTAAGATTTCCGGTGTATCGGAGGCTTTGCCGCCATGACTCTCATTCTTCCGAATCCAGCCTCCCCTGAAAAAACGCTCAATGCGCTGGTGCTTGCTGTCCAGGCTCTCCAGACAACCGAAGGGATCACGGCGCTAACCGGCGACGTGACGGCCAGCGGGATTGGCTCGGTTGCGGCGACGGCGGTGAAGATCCCGCCGGGCGTTACTCTCACCGGCACCCCCAGCATCGGGAAGGTGCCAACAGCCACCGGCGCCGCTGCCGCAACCTGGCAGACGCCCGCGGGCATCACGGCGCTAACCGGCAACGTGACCGCTAGCGGCCCTGGATCGGCGGCCGCCACGCTGGTTTCCATTCCGGCCGGGGTTGTTCTTGCCGGCACCATTCCGGCCACCAGCGGCGCGCCATCTACCACGCCAGCATCTGGCACCATGGCCTTCGATCCAGCGACCGGCACCCTCTACATCTACAATGGGACGGCCTGGAAGGCTACGGTCCTCGTCTAAGGAGCGCCATGAAGTTCGAGAAATTCGTTCCATTGACCAAGATGGAAGAGCAGACGGATGGAACGCTATTCGTTTATGGCACCGTGACAGCCGAGCAGCCCGACCTCGAAAACGAGGTCTGCGATTATGCCGGGACAAAGCCATTTTTTCAGGCGAAAACGGCCAGCATGTTCAAACTTACTTCCGCCGTGGATGGTATGACGCCCTCAATCATGCCCATGCGGGAGATGCACCAACTCAAGGCGATCGGCGCCGGGCGGACGATCGATTTTGACGATGCCAACAAGGCCATCAAGATGGGTTTTCAGGTGGTAGATCCCGTTTCTGTGCTTAAGTTCAAGACCGGGGTACTGATCGGCTTTTCCCAAGGCGGCGCTTATGTCGGCGAGTTGGTCGCAGATCCGAAGTTCCCAGGGTGCAAGCGGTACGTGGCTGATCCCGCCGAAGTCTCGGCCGTAGACTCGCCCTGCCTTCCGCAGGCGCTGGTGGAGACGATGAAGGGCCGGACCGTTACGTTGGCAAAGGCAGCCGGGGTTACTGAACAGGTTCCTTTGCAGATTCTTGGAGTTGACCAGGCCCGTTTGATCAAAATGGAACGTGAATTGGCCATCCTACAGGAACTCCTGAAAGAGAAGAAAACCAAGCGCGTCGATGGTGAGGATCTAACCAGTTCCTGTTTTGCCTTTGTCGGCGATCCCGAGGATACATCGACGTGGAAACTGCCCATCAAGTTCTCGGATGAGGAAAAGACGAAGACCCACATCCGGAATGCTCTGGCCCGGTTCGGGCAGACCGAAGGCATGAGCGAAGAGGAGAAAAAGGCCGCCAAGCGAAAGATCATGGCCGCGGCAAAAGAGCACGGGATCGATGTCTCGGACACCGATAAGGCAGCCATTGGAATGGTGTGTGCTAAGATTTCCCTCGAAAAGGGGCTTTATCAGGTAGGCGATTTCGCCAGCCTCATTGAAAACCTCCACTGGCTCTGTTTGCAGGCCGAATGGGAGCGCGATTATGAGGATGATGGGAGCAAGGTTCCCGGGGGGATGCGTGAGGCCTGGCTGAGTCTCCTCGCAGAGTTCAAAGCCATGGCAGTCGAAGAGGCAGATGAATTGGCCGCAGAGGCCGGAAAAGGGGAAAAGGGCATGAAGATCACGGATCAGGCCGGACTCACCAAAGCGGCAAAGACGGTGCACGATCACCTGGAAAAGCTGGCGGAGATGCACAAGGCCCAGGGCGAGCACATGAAGAAGTCCACGGATGCCATGGAAGAGAAGCACAAGGCGGTGGGCGAGCACATCGAGAAATGCATGAAGGCCGCCAAGGATGCCATGGAGGGCAACGAGCCCGAGCCGGGCGAAAAGGGCGACAAGGCCATGGAGGCCCAGATGCTTGAGTTGAAGAAATCGCTCGCTGATCTGGTCGCCAAGTTGGCGGCAACGCCGGCGACCGGCGGCGCTCACAGCGGCAACATCGATCCCCTGGCCAAGACAGCCACCGGCTTCGAGGAGCTTGAGGCATCCAGCATCACTCACTGAGTGATCCGGGCGGTCCGGGATTAAGGGCCGCCCGTTTCCAAGATTCGCGGGGTTGCTGCCCCGTCCACCCATAACCCAAACCGCCGGTAAGAGGAGCATTTCCATGCGCCAATCCGGCATTTCACAGGCAAATTTCGCGCAACTGGCTTCAAAGACTGACATGGGGCGCGTGGAGGAGCTGGTCCGCGAACATGGCGTGAAGAAATTTCGCCAGTACGTTCAGGACAATCTCCGGAAGTTCAAACTGAGCGACCCTCGGTGCCTGGCCAAGTCCAGCACCACGGTTGGCATCACGACCGGCCTGGATCTGGTTTTCATCGATCTGCGCGCGCCGGCTTACATGCTGGACCCGATTTACACGCCGATCCGTAACACCACGCCGCGGTGGGACAGGGTCAACGACGGTTACGGTGTGCAGCCTCAATGGCGCGCGATCTCCTCGCTCGACGCGACGAGCACTCCCCCGTTCGTGTCCGAAGGCAACACGAACGCCAATAGCTCTTTCACCAGCCTGAACTTTTCGAGCCCTTACGTGACAATGGGCACCAACGACTTTGTCACCTATGAGGCGATGTCCGCCGGCGAAGGCTACGAGGATGTGCTGGGGGATGGCAAGATGATGGAGCTGCTTCGGTTCGTCCGGATGCAAGAGCGGACCTACGTGGGCGGCTCCGGCACCAGCGCCTCCAATGGCGCACTCCAGCTCAGTACCACCAACACCCCGGTGGGCGTCCTTTCCGCACTGAACAATAGCAGCTACGTGACCGGCGTCCTGCCGGTGGGCAGCTATGCGGCCGCCTATGCCGTGGCGCTGAACTATCGCGCGATCACCAATCCGACCAATACGGTAGCGGCCGGGATCACGACTCAGTTTCTCCGGACGAATTCCGACTCATCGAGCGACGTGATCAATGGCGGAACGGCCATCGTCTCGGCCGCTTCAAATGTTGTCGGCCCCACGGTCTCCGGGACCAAAACCATCCAGTTCTCTTGTGTTCCCCAGGCCGGTGCGTGGGGATATGCCTGGTTTGTGCAGATCAACACCGCCGCCACTTTTTCGCCCTCCGCCGCCAGCGCCAAGCTGTCCGGGATCACGGCCGGAATCTCCAGCTTCAACTACTTCGGCCAAACTCAGGGCACCCAGACCGCGGCGTATGCGGGCCAGGGAGGCTATGCCGGCTTTGCCTCGGATCTGTCCACCAACCCTCTGGACCAGGATGGGCTTCTCACGATTGCATCGAACTCCGCCTACACCATCGGGCTGCCAACCTGGACGTATCCCGCCAACAGCACCCAGACCGCTCTCCCCGGCGGCGTGGATCTGCACGGCGCCGGGCTCACCAATGGCGGCCTGGTGGGCTCCGTCACGGAGATTGACAACGTCCTGTTTGCCATCCAACAGGCCAGTCTCACCAGCCCGACCCGGATTTACCTGTCCACCGATCAGGTACCGGGCTTCCGCTCGGCCTTTATGGTGGGCGCGACGGGCTCGACCGCGATGAATTTCTTCTTTGCCGGCGGCGGCCCAAAGACGGATGGCAGCGGAATCAGCGTCAATCAACACATCGCCCAGTATCACAACATTTTCTCGCTTGCGGGCGGCAGCTTCATCGACATCGTGCAGCATCCTTACTTGCCCAAGGGCACGATCCTGTTCGATGTCGACAACCTGGGCATCGCGTATGACAACAGCCGGCTCGGCGAAACCCGCGGCGTTTTCGTGCGGCGCGATACCTATGGGATCGAGTTCGCACAGACCAGCCGCAAACTTCCCTTCGGCGTGTATTCGGAAGAGGTCCTTGCCGTCAAGACTCCCCAGCTCCTCGGCTACATCAAGGGAGCCGGCCCATACGGACAGGCTGCTCTGTTCTAACCAGGTATGGGGAGCGGAGCCCAAACCGGCGCGGCCCCGCTCCCCAGGCCCGGAACCCAGCAAGGTTCCGGGCAACCATTTTCAATCGCGGAGGTTTTCCAAGTGATCACCCTAATTTTGGTTGTGCTCGTCCTGATGCTTTTCACGGATGCTTACCGCGCTCCGGAACCGCATTACCGCTATGGCTTTGGGATTTTGGGCGTGTTGCTGTTCGCTCTCCTGGCTTGCTTGCTTTTGGGAGTGATTCACAGCAGCTAATCGCAGAGACGGCCGGAGCGTCCCACGGCGGAGCGTGATGGCCCAGCGGGCGGGCTTTCACAGAGTTCGCCCGTGATATTTGAAGGTGGGATGCATGGGCGCGAACGTCATAGACTTGACCACGGTGGCCGCGGTAAACAGTTGGCTGAATCAAGGCTCGACGGTCGACGCGGCGATCATCCAGGGCGCGATAACCGCCTTTTCCCGTTTCGTTCTCACTCTGACCGGCCGCAATAATCTATCGCAAATTCAGAGCTATTCGGAGATGTACGATGGCACGGGCGGCGCGCGCCAGCACCTCCGCAACTATCCCATCCTTTCCGTCTCCAGCCTTATGATCGGCACGACCGCACTGCCCCAAAGTCTCGACCCAAGCAAGCCGGGGTGGGTAATCGACACCAGCGGTCTCCAGGCGGCTCTGGCACTGCGTTCCGGGGGCGGGGGGGAGCGCGCATGGGCAGACGGGGCAGGGGGCGGCCGCGGGGGCTTTTGGGGTGGGTACGGAAACGCGCCGCCGCTCGGATACACGCCTTATCGGTTCTCTGAGGGCATTATGAATGTGGCGGTAAGCTACACCGCCGGATATGTGCTCAGCGTCCCGGCCGAGGGTGGAACGGTCCCGGCGAGCCCCGGACCCTACATTCTTAGCGTCGCGAATGCCGCGAACTTCTATGCCGATCAGGGCGTTAAGCTTGCAAACGGAACCGCGCTCGTGGCTGTGGTCTATCCGGCGGCGCCAGGCGCTGGCCAGTACAACGTGAACCCGGCAACGGGCCAGTACACTTTCAATTCCGCCCAGGCCGGTGCGGCGGTAAACTTTGCGTATCAGTACGGTGGGACGCCTTATGATCTGGCCCAGGCAGCCACCGAGCTCGTGGCCGCGCGCTATAAGTCCCGGCAATGGATTGAGCAGGTTTCCCAGGTGCAGCCGGGCATCGGTACCACCGCTTACAGCCGGCTTGGGATTCCGCCGCAGGTGGGCATGATCCTCGAACACTACAAAACGAGGCACATTCCGCAATGACCCTTGTTACCCTCACCGTCGACGCCGATCTGGCCGCTGCTCGTTTGGCGGGCAAAGAGGAGACACTACGCGATGCCATTGAGTTCACACTCGATGGGTTGGGACGCCAGCTTTTTGAACGGGTCCAAGCGAAGCTTTCTGGTGAGGTGCTACAGGCTCGCACCGGTCAACTCCGCGGTGCGGTTGACCTTTGGAGCGCCCAGTTCATTGGTGCCGTCTGCGGCGTGTATGTCGGGATCCAGGACGAAGATCCGGCCTGGCTGGTGGGCATGGTGCATGAGTATGGCGGGAAGGAGTATTACGACATCTATCCCCACGAGGCGATTTACAATGCGGCCGGTCTGAGCGGGCAGGGCCGGATCTCGCCACACTCCGCGGAGGATTCGCCGGCGCTTCTCGAAGGCCGGCTCCCACACACGCTCCGGTGGGTCGGTCCGGAGGGGATCGTGTTTGCCATGCACGTCTGGCACCCTCCGGCGAAGGAACGGTCTTACCTGCGGTCAAGCCTGGCCGAGATGGAGGCGGAGGCCGTGGGAGAAATCAAGGGCATCTTGGCGGAGGTGCTGGCCGCATGAGCAAACCATTCATTTCAACCGAAACGATCTTTCAGAACCTCTTTTCGCTGGTGAGCCAGACGACGCTTTTGGATACCTCCGGGAATCCAACGGGAACGGCGGCCTTCGCTACCACCAGCCGGCGCCTTCCCCAGGTCTCGAATGTGGGCCAGGCGGAACAGCCGGCCATCTATCAGCTCGAATTGAATCAGGATGTGATCGAGAAAACCCAGGGCGCGGCGAGCTATGAGCTCCACTGCGATCTGTTCGTCTTTTTCCGCAATACGGGCGGCCCGAATGAGGTGGCATCGAGCCAGATGAACGCGCTTCGGGATGCAGTGATCTATCAGCTCCAACAGGCCACGCTGGCGGCCGATGGGGTGACGGTGGTTCCTCTCCTGGGCGGGCAGCGCCAGACGCTCGGAGGCGTGGTTTATCATGCACGGGTGAAGGGGACCGTGCTTCAAAATGAGGGCACCCAAAATAACCAAGGTGCTATCGTGATTCCAGTTTCGATCCTTCGCGGGATGTAAGGGGCTGTGAACCCCTAAGAACCAAAGCAGCGATCCGCCGAATTTAGCAAAGGGAGCACCTCAAATGATTCTTCCAGGCTTGCAATTCGGCTCCGGCGTGGTTCTTGCGGTTCCGCAGTCCAGTTCCGGGAATCCTCCCGTCAACCCCACGCCGCTGGGCCTGGGCGTCCTGCAAAACGTGAAAATGACCCTGGGCGCGGAAATCAAGACGCTCTTCGGGCAGAGCCAATGGGCCGTCGACTCGGCCGTGGGCAAGCGCACGATCAAGGGAACCTTTGAGCTCGCCCAGGTCTCAAACACGCTCATGAGCCAGCTTTTCTTTTCGGATGCGCCGGTCGCGAACGTGCTCGAAACGACCGCTTATCCCGGCGAGGCTCACAGCGTCCCGGCCTCCTCAGGGCCTTATACCATCGTGGTCACCAACGCATCGCCCGGCCCGATCGTTGATTGGGGTGTGACGTATGCGGCCACCGGGCAGCCGCTCGTGAATGTGGGATCCGGCTCGCTTGCCGCCGCGGGGCAGTACAAGGTTGTTCCTTCCACCGGAACTTACACCTTTGACGCTGCCGATGCGCTCGCTGCCATCTTGATCAATTACGAGTGGCCTGCGGCACCCGCCCAAGGAACGACGCTGACAGTTCAGGCTCACCCCATGGGCTTTGGCCCGGTCGTGGCTCTGAATATCGTCTTTCCCTATGAGGGCGGCGGAATCGGCTTCTATGTCCCGAATGCGCGTCTGGGCAAGATCGATGTGGCCACGAAGCTCGATGACTACGCGATGTACACCGTCGATTATGAGGGCTTCGCCGGCGCCGCCGGGATACCCTTCGTCAGTTACCAAGCGTGGTAACACGCCCGAATTCCAGGCGTTAAGTTCCACGTGGAACGCAACAGCAACCGAGAAAAGGGGAAACTCAGCCGATGGAAAAGACAATCACTCTCGCTGGCCGGACCGTGAAGTTGGCCACGATCACCGTGGATGCACTCGAAAAGTGCGACCTTGCCGGCAAGAATGGCCGGAAGTTCAATATTGCTTTGGTAGTAGCTTCGGCGCTTGCTGGTGGCTTTTCAGAGACCGGACTAGAAGCCTGGGTCCGCTCCCTTCAGGCCTTCGCGCCGGAGGCCGAAGAATCGCAGTTCCAGCAGGTCGTGAATGCGGCCAACGTGGTCAACTACTTTGAAACAGAAGAGGACCAGGTCGCGGCGCGGAAGGCGAAGGCCGATGCGTTGGCCGCAGTAAAAGCGGGGCGCAGACCCAAGGGGGAAAGCGAGCCGGCGGCACCGGCCGGGGCATAGACCTCCAGTACATTTTCGGATCCATGGGGCGGTGGTTCGGTTACACGCTCGCCGAAACGCGAGCAATGACGCTTGAGGAGGTTCACATGCTGGACGGTTTTCTCCTCCGTCACCCGCCCGTGGATGTCCTGGTCGCGGCTTACCTTGGCTACAAAGAGCCGGGGAAGGCGGATGCGAAGGTTACACGACGGGAGGCGCTCAAAATGAATTCCGAAGCGTTAGACGCCATGCCACCCCGCCGGCACGTCAAGACGCTTGCCCAGATGCCAGCTTTTGTCCGGACCCCTGATTTTCTCAAGCTGGTGGATGATCTGAGGCTCTCATGCCAAACGAACTGATTGTATCGATCAAGGCCGACACAAGCGGGCTCTCGGCCGGCCTGGCGGATGCTACCGGGCAAGTTACGGCTTCTGCGGCAGACATGGCCGCTGCTCAGAATGCCGTCACTGCTGCTACCTTGCGTTTGGCTCAATCGCAAGAGCTATTGACCAATGCGACCAGGGGGGGTGCCGGATCAATTAAGTTTGCCACTCAGTGTGTAGACGAGGACACTGCGGCGTTGAGGGTCGCGCAGGCGGTTCTTGATGGATTCGTCCAATCTGAACGCGCAGCGGCAGCAGCAGCAGCGGAAGCGGCGGCGGCAATCAAAGCGCAGGCTAAAGCAGCGGCAGCAGCAGCAGCGGAAGCGGCGGCGGCAAACCGGCAACTGGGCGTTTCCGGTCAACAGGCGGCCCTGGGCGGTGTCCGAGTTCTCGAAGGTTCGCTCATGGGATCGAGCCGTGCAGCCGGTATGTTTCTCTCAAACACGCTGGGCCTCGGAAAGGTCCTTAGCGCAGCATTCCCGGTGATTGGAGCCCTGGCCTTGGGTGAGGTCCTGATCGATGTAGGGGAGGGGATAGTCAAGTTTACTGAGGAGGCGGAAGAGCTAGGTAATACCCTCGGAACCGGCTGGCTCGACGGCGCCATTTTGCAACTCGTTGGCCTCGGGGATCAGATCAAGAAAACCGAGAAGGATACCGTCGAGTTCGAGGCCAAGGTTGATCAATCGATCGAGCGGCAAAAGGAAATTCAGGCATCCATCACGGGGATCAAAGAGGGGCCAGTTGCCGAGGCACAGGCAAAAGCCGATATTCTGACCGCGAATAATCGCACCCTCGATACGACACTGACAATGCTGCGGGAGCAACTCCGACTCGAACAGGCGATTGCCAACGATCCTTCTCTAAAGGCTGCCACGAGGGGGGATTCTGTCGGCGGTCTTTTCATGAAGGGAATCGCCAAGTTTGCCCCAACGGGACTAGCGGGACTCCCCGCGGGTGAGAGTGCTATACCCGAGGTTGCGGCCCAGAATGCCGCCAAGACTCAGGCCCAGATTGATGCCACGCTTCAACACATGGCCGAGAATGCACAGAAGATAACAGAGCTCACCCTGGCGGTGGTGCCCAAACCACCAGCCGCAGACAAGACGTTAGCGGGCGCCACCGACAATATGCCGGGCCAGATAGCGCGCGCCCAGATCGACGCGGCCCATGCGGCGGATGCGGCGCTTCCCGTGGCGGCCCGGATCAATGCCGAGTATCTAAAAGAGCTGGATCTGCACAAGCAGAATGCGGCCGCCTCGAAAGAGGGAACGGCGGCCGAGCGGGAGATGTTGCGGGTGATCGAAGATGAGGGCAGCGTTCGCAAGCGCGACTCCGCCCTGTTCACAGCCGGGACCGCCGAGCTGAAAAAGAATCAAGAGGAAATTGCCAAGGCCGCTGAGGAACAAGCGAAGCACCAATCCGAGATCGAGAAACATGCGGTTGAGGAGTTCAAGCGAGCCCAGGAGGAGCGCGTTTCCGCCGCTCGGGAAACCGCCGAGGCGGAAATCAAGGCGGCCGATGACACCTTCGAGGCGCGCGAGCGGGAGATCAAGTTTGAAGAGACGCTTGGTCGGATAAGCCACCAGCGGGCAACCCAGGAACTCCTGGACGCCGAGAATACTAAGGCAGCCATGATGACCCTGGCACTCCGCAAAGAGCAGCAGATATTTGATCCCACGAATGGGCCAAAGGAGCTTCAAGAGTTTACTTCGGTCGAGGACAAGATCACGGCCGAGGCGCGGAAGGCCGCGCTACAGCGCGAGCAGATCACACAACAGGAGGCGCAGAAGTTCAATCAGGCATGGAAAAAGGCTTCGGCCACGTTTAACTCCGATATGACTACAGCTTTCAATGCCTGGGCCACTCACTCGCAGACGGCAGGACAGGCCTGGGGCCACATGTTGGGAGAGATGGAACTCCAGATGGCCGATTTCGTGATCAAGACGATCCTCCAAAAAGCAGAGCAGTGGGCGGAAATCAAGGTCATGGATGCCCTGGGCTTTGCCACCGCCAAGGCCACGGGAGGCGTTGCGAACGTAGCAGCGGCCGCCAGCAACGCCGCCGTAGCGGCCACGGGTGCCGCGGCGGCCATGGCGGCGATCCCCGTGGTCGGGCCGGCCCTGGCGGTGGGCGCGGCCACCACCATGACGGCATCTATGGCGCCATTCATCGGCATGGCCGGCGATTATGACACGGGCGGTATGTTGCCAACTATGAGCATGGCCTTCAATCGCTCCGGATCGCCCGAACGTATTCTCTCGCCGAGCCAAACCTCGAACTTTGAAAGCATGGTGAACAATGGCGGCCAGCGAAGCGCCACGCTGAACCAGACGAATCATTTCGGCGGAGGCGTCACTCCGGATATGCTGGCGGCCCATACCGCTCAAACCATGAGTAAGCTGAAGGGTATGCTCAGACCGGAGGCCTTCGCTTGAGTCTGCCTGTCTTTCCAACGCTTCCCGGCCTTACCTTCACGGTGGTCAAGACGCCGAAGTGGTCTACGCTGGTCGAGTCCGCACCCAACGATTATGAGGTGCGGCTCCCGCAGACTACCAACCCATGTTGGGAATGGCTTTTGATGTTCGATTTTCTCCATGACTTCTTTTGGGGCGGCTTCACCGCGGTCTCTGAGCTCCGTACCTTGATGGGCTTTTTCAATGCTCAACAGGGCCAGGCGGCCAGCTTTCTCCTCACCGATCCGGATGATTGCAACGTGGGGCCAGCCCTGGTGGGCGGAGCCCCGAATATCCCGCTGGCCCAGCTTGCCTTGGTAAACGATGGTGCCGGCAATTACTATTCGCCGATTCAGCGAACGCTGGACGGGGTTAGTTACGAGGACATCACCGACCTGAACGGCGGGATCGTGGTTTATGCCAATGGCAGCCTATGTTCTGTCGGGAGTGGCGCCGGCGAGTATGAGGTTCTGGGGCCTGGTCTGGCGATCCCTGGGAATGCTTATATGGGCCTGTATCTGAAATGGGGAAGCGGAACCCCGCCAACTGGCCCGATCACGGCTCAGTTTGATTTCTATTTCCGGGTTCGATTCACCGAAGACAATCAGGACTTCGAAAAGTTCCTGAACGTGGGCGCCGCCGGCAAGTGGGTTGCGGGCCAGGGCGGCGGATACTGGACAATCGGCGGGTCGGAAAGTGCGAATGGAAGCGGGCAGCTTAAACTCAGAACTGCGCGGCCGACGCCGCTCTAAAGGAGATTTCGATGCACGATATGAACCATTTTGCACCGAACCCGGAATGTGAACAGCGGTATAGTGTGAAGCAACTGCTGTTCGAGATCCTCCGCAACGAGCGGCGGATCTTGTGCTTTGTCAGTGAGCTCGTTCAAACCGTCACAGTTACCAGAAATGAGAACCCCATGAACCCAGTCGTTCCCGGCGCAGTGCTTGATTTCGTCGCAACCGTCACCCCCAGTGGTGCCGCCACCAGCCCTTCAGACGTAGCCTGGACTTCGTCTGACCCAACCAACTTCCCGGTTACGCAATCGGTAGGCGATCCCTCCGGTCTGACTGCCTCCGTCACCGTTCCGGCAGGCGCAGTCATCACGCCGCCCGCGGCCGCCGGCCCCACCGTCACATGCACCGTCACCAATTCGGATGGGACGATCGCGGTCGGAACCAGCTCGCCCCAGCCCATCGTCGCGGCCGACATTACCGCTGTCTCGGTTGTTCGGTCCAGCTAAGTTCCGCTGCCTCACTCGAACCCCAGCCGGGTGGCAACAGCCTGGCTGGGCTTTTTCTATCGGAGCTCAGATGCGGCAGGTTATCGGCGGGAGCGGAGCGGACACGACGGCGGCCACCGCCGCGTGGCTGGCCGCAACGGATGACCCGCGGATCAGGGATCTGATCATCATTGGGCGCCCCGAGGATCCGAAGGCCCTCTATCTCACCAACCATGACCTCCCCTTGCTTTACTCCCCCTATGGGACCTTCACACCGGCCGTGGTGAGCCGGGATATGGTCGAGGCGAAGATCGGGCTGGATGTCCAGAGCCTGTCGATCACATGGAGCCCTGGAGCGTCCGCAGCGGCGTCTCAAACGGTGAGCACGGCCACGGCAAACCCCTATCAGCTCGCTCGGTTGCATTTCTACGATAATTGGCCCGTGCTGGTGCTCCGGTGCTTTCTGCCCAGCCCAGGGGATGCCAACACGCTTGGCTGTGCCATCTGGTATGCCGGCCGGATCCACACGGCGGCGCCGGGCCGAAACAAGATCGTTTTCAGCACGAAAAGCCTCCTGGATGTGATCACGCAAAAGGTGCCGAGCGGAGTCGTGGAAACGACCAACACGCTGGCCTCAAGCGCCGCCGTTACGGTGCCGGCCGGGGATGCCTCCACCCCGGTATTCGCTTGCATCGTTCCTTCGAGCACGGATTACATCGTGGCGGACTGCCTCACGCCAACGGCGGATAAGATCTATTCCGGGAACGAGTTTGCGGGCGGATACATGGTTTTTCTCTCCGGGACCGGCGCAACGCTGGCCGGATGCTGGTCCGCGATCGGGCAGAATGGCGAGTACACGGATGGCCACGGGAACCACCATTCCGAATTCCAGATCTATTCGCCGCTGCCATGGCCGCCCACGCCGGGCGTCGACACGTTCTATGTCTCGCCCACGGCGCCCATCAACCTTGGGGATGAGGATTACTACGGATTCCCGTATTGTCCCCCTCCGACTTCGGCGGTCTGAGGCCATGAAGACGCGCGCCGAGGCCGTTCTGATCGCCAGGACTTGGCTGGAAACGCCTTACATCCTGGGCGGCCGGCTCAAGGGCGCTGGATGCGACTGCGGGAGCCTCCTGGCGGAGTATCTCATTGAAATTGAGCGCGCCACCCAGGCGGAACTCCAAGACCTCGGCTTCTACACTCAGGATTGGTTTTGCCACACCAAAAGCGAGTGGTACCTCCGACAGCTTTTGCAATATGGGCGCCTGGTGGCGGAAACCAAGTGCCGGCCGGCCGAGAAAGCCCAGCCAGGGGACCTCGTGCTTTTTCGTGCGGTCAAGAGCAAACTCTACAATCACGGCGCGATCGTTACGGCATGGCCCTGGGGCATCCATGCTTATGATGGCAAGGTGAGAGAGAGCAACCTTGCAACCCATAGGCTCACGGGCTGGCGGGACATGGCCATCTTTGACCCTTTCGTTACAATGACGGCGGAGGGCTAGTCCGATTTCCAACTATACGTTTAAAAATCAGGCCGCCCAACAGCCTTACGCCATGGGGACGCTCCTCCAGAACAGCGCCTATGGCTCCGCAATCCCGGTTGTTTATGGTCAGACGCTCTCCGTGCTCCTGGCCATCTGGGCGGCCAATCTCCGCCAGGGCGGCGGCAACATAAAGAAGTTCAAACAGATCAAAAAGGGCATCACCAACTACTGCGAGAATATCGACTTTCTTTTGGGTCACACGCCAATCATGGGCGTCCTACAGATGGCATATAACTCGGGCTGGTTTCCGCTGAACTTCACCAGCCAGAGTTTCACCTCCGCCGGCGGCCGGCAGACCTTCACCGTCACGGATCCAAACTTCTATTTTGTGACGGCTGTCACAGTTGAAGGTTCATACAGCTTTCCCGTGAATGATTTCGGCGGTCAGGGGCCATCGACGCTCACCGGCACATTTGAGATCCCGCTTTGGAATGAGCTGGAGACCGGGCCGGATCCGACCAACCCCATGAGCTACCGGGCCTTCCCGTACTGCTATCGCTGGCAGCCGGGATTCGGAGCGGAGGTGTTTGTTGATGCGGAGGCATTTCCAACCGGAACGCTCAAGGTCTACTATGCCGCGGTCACACCCGCTTCGAGCAACGTCCCCCCCATCACGCATCTGGACATGGTGTTTGAGAGCGAACTGGGCAACGGCCCGGAATATGCGGACGCGCCCAGCCCCTTCCCCGCCCAACAGATCATCTATCCGCACTTCGCGGGCCTGGGATCCTCGGAGTTGAACCTCGGCGCCAGCGGCGCGCTTCCATCCATGCAGCCAGAGGTCCGCGGCAAGTGGGGCATATACACGGCCGGCGACGGGGACTTTGTAGACATGATCGAGGACGTCTTCAAGTCCGGCATGGCCCAGGCGGCGATTGGATCGGCCACGGCGAACACCCAGATGGAACGTGGGCTTTCAAGTTATGATCTGCCGGGCACGGTACAGAAAAAGGTGGATCAGAATGGCTCCGTTGCTCTGCCGCCGATGCTCTATGACATGCCCAACGCGGTCGGAAACTACCTGGTGGCCGTGGCTGTGGCGGCGGGAACGCTTTCCATTTCGAGCTCTGCCGGCGATACCTGGACGCCGGTCTTTGGCGATAACCTCGGTTATCAGGTCTGGACGGCCCCGGCCGTGGGTGGGCAGAACACGGTTACAATTGCCGGATCCTCGGGCAGATGGAACACGGCAATTATCGAAGTGGGCGGCCCAGGCGGGAGCGCCGCCGCCTTGGCTTTGGATTCCGTTGTGCCGAATGTCCCCGAGGGCTCCGGAGAAATGACAAAGAAGGGGATGTCTTCGACCGGACCTTTCCTTGGGATCAATGCTCTTTGCTACGATTTTGGTCTCTGGTCTGCCATCCCCACCGGTGCGGCGATCCAGGGAATTTATCCCGTGTACGTGGGCGACGCTCTTTCTTACAACACGACCTTTTACGGCGGCGGCCCGCTTGTTCCACCAGCCACCCCACAAGCGGCGACCCCCCCGGTAACGGCAGTTGGCGCAAATCCAGGCATCACTTCCGCCTCAAATGGGGCGCTCAGTGGCATTTTTAATGCACTGATAACATCGGCAACGCCCGTGATTGTGGGGCGTGGTGTGCTGGTCAGCGGGCAATGGAATCCAGCTCCCAACCTGCTCGACCCGCTGGGCATTCAAAGCATCGGAACTTCGCTCTCTGATTTAACAGGGCAGATCATTGCCATTGGGGTGACAAATTCAGGGAACACAAATCCCGGTGGTGCTTATGATGGCCAAAAAGTCTCTGGTTTAGGTTTCATCTTCGCCGGCTTCGCGGTTTATTACACCGATCCCTTGCTCCCGAATCCTTTACTCCCTGGCATCAACAATGGGAACGGGCCGTTGCCTGTGGCCATTCCCGCGGGCATGTCCGTGGCTTGGGCGATTCCAGGTGTGATAGTTTCAAACATTCCCGGTGGAAGTCCAGGATACGGTACGTCAACCCTTCCGGGGGGTCAGGTTCTCCCACTTCCCCCTTACACGGAGGGCAGCGTCCCGGATGTTCCCAGCCTCACGACTCCACCGGCACCTATTTCGATTGGCAGCACGGTGCAACAGGGCTTCCCCGGATACCTGCTCTCGATTCCGCTCTATCTGACTCCCACGGCTCCGGCGACCTTGGCTGTTCCGCTTTGGAAGCCTGGCGCGCCGGCGAATGTTTTCGGCAGCATCCAGCCAAACTTTCAACTGCAATATCGGAATATATACAGTCCGGGCGCCTATCCGTTCCCCTTGCCATCGCCCACGCCGGATGCAATCGCGCTTCTCAGTTTCAAATACACGAACCCCGTCCCGTGGCCGCGGCCCCTGGGCGATTACATCGACATCCCCAGCTTCGATCTGGTGCGCCAGCAATGCCGCGCGGGCGGCCTCTGGGGCTCGCTGGCCATGACGAGCCAGACGGCGGCCTCCGACTGGATCAAATCGCTTGCCGCGGCCGCGGATGCCGCTCCCGTGTTTCTGGGCGCCAAGCTGTTTCTCTATCCCTATTCCGAAGTCTCGGCCGCCGGAAATGGGGCTCTTTACACCGCACCCACGGCCGCCGGCCCGATTTTCGCCCTGAGTGACCTCAACGGGGATTACGTTGGATCGGATGGAAGCCCGGTGCTTACGCCGGCCGATCGGATCAATCTCCCCAACGTCCTGCAAATGCAGTGCATGGAGCGGACGGCAAACTATAACCAGGTTACGATTCAGACTCCGGATCCGGCTTCGATCGGGCTTTATGGCGAGCGCAAGGCCGATGCGATCACAAACATGGCCGTGCAGGATTCCAGCGTTGCCCGGACGCTCCTCGGGATCATGGTGCGGCGGAACCAGTATGGCGGAGATTCCTGGGCCTTCACCGCCAGCGCGCGCTGGTCGCTCCTCTCGCCGATGGACCTGGGAACCCTCACAGATACACTTCAGGGCCTGGTGAATGCTCCCATCCGGATCACCAGCTACAACGAAAAGGACGATGGCTCATTTGAAGGCACGGCGGAGCCCTTCGTCTATGGGATGTGCGCGCCCTCCGCCCTGGCCGCCGTGCCGCCAGCCCAAAACCCGCTGAGCACGAATATCAGCGCGGGCGATATCAACCCGCCGATCATCTTCGAGCCAACGTCGGAACTCTATCCATCCCTGACGGGCGAGCAACTCTGGTGCGTGGTCTCAAGTGCCAGCGCACAATTCGGCGGCTGCCAGGTCTTCGTCTCAACGGATGGCGGGGCAAGCTACAACGCGGCGCCGGGCTTCGTCGACGGCGACTCAAACGTGATCACCGGCTCGGCCGTGACGGGACGCCTCACCGCGGACTGGCCGGCGGACACCGATCCGGATTCAACGAATGATCTGGCTGTCGACGTCACTGAATCCGATGGCGTGATCGAAAGCGTTGGTCTGACGACGGAGAATAATTTTGAACTCCCCTGCTATGTGGAGGGGGACGCCTTCGGTCTCCAGGTGAATGGCACGGATGCGGGCAGCGGCGAGCCCCTCGAACTGGATGTGAATGGGACGGCGGTGGCGGAGATTGGCGGGTTGCAGATAAATGGGGCGGATGTGGCCAGCGACGATTCGGATGGCTTCGGTTACGAGCTCATGAGCTACGCCGTCGCGACGCTCACCGGAGCCAACCTTTACACCCTCAAGGCAACCGGCGCCGGAAACTATCTCCGCCGTTCGATCTTCAATGCACCCAGCTCGGTCGGGGCCGGCATCGATCACGAAATCGGATCCAGGTTTGCCGTGATCAATCCGACTGCCGTGGGCACTCTCAAGATGAGTCTGCCGGCGGTCTATATCGGCCAGGAGCTATTCTTCAAGTTCCTCAGTTTCAATACCTTTGGCTCCGCTCTCCAGAGCCTCTCCGACGTGCCGGCCTACAGCTACACGCCGACCGGAGTTCCCGGTAGTGTATAAGGAGTTTGACCATGACCCTAGCAGCCAAAGCGAACTTCAATGCAGCCACGCCGGCGCCGGCCAGCGGGAAACAGAACGTCGTCTTTGCGGATGATGCCGGGGCTCCGACCGTCAACGTGAGCGCCACCGATCCCGTGATGATCGGGGATACGGGGTCCGGCGGATCGGCCGGCAACGTCCCGGCTCCCGGCGCCGGATCCGCGGCCGCAGGGAAGTTCCTGAAGGCGGACGCAACCTTTGCAGTTCCGCCGGGGACGGGAATCACCGCCTTGACCGGCGATGTGACGGCCAGCGGGGTGGGCTCAGTTGCGGCGACGGCGGTGAAGATCCCGCCGGGGGTGACCCTTACTGGAACGCCGTCAATCGGACAGGTGCCCACGGCCACGGGAAGCGCGGCGGCAACGTGGCAGACGCCGAGCGCCGCCTTTGTAAACCCCATGACAACCGAGGGCGATCTGATTTACGGTGGTGCCTCCGGAGCGCCCACACGCCTCCCGGCCGGCACCTCCGGAGACGTACTGCAAACCAACGGCAGCGGATCAGCGCCAACCTGGGTTGCACCGGCAACCGGCGGGAGCGGGCAGACGACGGTGAGCGGCTCAACTTCGGGGACGGCCGTCTTTTCACAACCGGAGGGCGGTGCCTATTACAAAAAGGTGATCATGCGCCTCGTCGCGCTGGTGGGAACGGCCAGCTACACGT